AGAGCCCGCGCTACGGGAAGCCAAAGGCCTACCGCCTGCCTGGTTCGATGGTGGAGATCCACCCATCTCGGCTGGTGATCTTTGTCGGCACGCCTCACCCAGACCCTGACCTGGCAGTTGGCACGGCATTCGGCTGGGGTGACTCGGTGCTGCTCGCTGCTCTGCCTGCCGTACGCCGCTACGACGAGACTGTCGCCAACGTGGTCAGCCTTGTCTACGAGGCCAAGATCGACGTCATCAACATCCCGAACCTGATGACGAGCATGCAGGACAAGAATTACGAGCGGCAGCTGCTCGAGCGTCTGCGCCTGGCGGCCACGGCCAAGGGTATTAACGGCACGCTGATTCTGGATGGCCAAGAGACCCATACCTCCAAGTCGGCCAGCTTCAGTACCTTGCCTGATGTCATTGCCAAGACCGAACAGGGCGTGGCCGGGGCATTCGATGTTCCCATCACCCGCATGTTCGGCCAGCCATCGAGCGGCCTGGGCGCGAACGGCGAGGAGAACACCCGCAACTACTACGACAACGTCGCGTCCCGGCAAAAGCTGGACATCAAGCCGGCCATGGGCGTACTGGATGAGTGCCTGATCCGCTCCGCGCTTGGTGATCGCCCGAAAGAGATTCACTACACCTGGGCGCCGCTCTGGCAGCCAACCGCCAAGGAGCGCGCCGACATCGGCAAGACCACGGCGGACACCATCAAGGTGCTCAAGGATTCGGGGCTGTTCCCGGACGATGCGCTATCGCAGGCTTCCGTAAACCTTCTGGTCGAGCAGAGCGTCATGCCTGGGCTGGAGGCGGCCATCAAGAAGTTCGGCGCCGAACTGCCGGATGAGGAAGAGCCGGAGATCGACGAGGAGGGCAACAAAACCCCGTCGCGCACCGCCTCCCTTGGCGACGCAGCTCCGCGGCCGCTGTACGTGCAGCGCAAGGTCACCAACGGCGCCGACATCATGGCATGGGCCAAGGCCCAGGGCTTCGAGACCACCGTCCCGGCAGATGACCTGCACGTCACCATCGCATACAGCCGGCAGGCGCTGGACTGGATGAAGGTTGGCGGTGACTGGGGCAGTCGGCAGGACGGCGGGTTAACCGTCGCCCCTGGCGGCGCACGCCTGGTCGAGCCGCTGGGCAGCGAAGGCGCTGTCGTGCTGCTGTTCAACTCGTCCGAACTGGCCTGGCGTCACATGCAGATCCGTGAAGCCGGCGCCTCGTGGGATTACGAGGAGTACCAGCCGCACGTGACCATCACCTACGCCGCTGGCGATCTCGACCTGAGCAAGGTCGAGCCGTACCGCGGGAAGATCGAATTCGGGCCGGAAATCTTCGAAGACCTGCAGCCCTGAGGTAAACCATGATCCTTCAAGACTCTGTCACCGCTTCCAATGTGCGGCGGACGTCGGACGGCTACCTGGTGGCCGAGGCCCGAGTCGCTCGCACCGGAATTCAGGACTACCTGGGCACCGAGATCGACCCGGACAACGAGCACGGCCTGCGCGACAAGCCGATCGTCAAGGTGTACCGGCCGGAGAGCTCGGTATTCCACAAGGACGCCATGCAGTCCTACGCCTACCGGCCCATGACCAACGGCCACCCGGGCGGCGAGGGCGTCAACGCCAAGAACTGGAAAGACCACGCTATCGGCCAGACCGGCGGTGAAGTGGTTCGCGACGGCGAGTTCGTCAAGGTGCCGCTGGTGCTTATGGACGCCAAGGCCATCGAGGACTACGAGGCCGGTAAGCGTGAGCTCTCCATGGGCTACGGCGCTGAAGTCGTGTTCCAGGATGGCCAGACCGCCGAGGGCGAGCACTACGACGTCTACCTAGGCCCCATGAAAATGAATCACCTCAGCCTGGAGCATCGCGCTCGGGGCGGCGAAAAGCTTCGCATCGGTGACAACGACCCCACACCCCCAAAAGGAGGCCATCAAATGGCTGATTCCCTGCGCACGGTCATTGTTGATGGCCTGTCCGTTCAAACCACAGACCAGGGCGCCCAGGCGATCGAGAAGCTGACCAAGCAGCTGAATGACGCCGGCATCAACGTAAAGGTCCTGACCGACGCCCACGCCGTTGCTCTGGCCGGCAAGGATGCCGAGATCGTCAAGATCACTGCCGCCCTGGACGACGCCAAGGCCAAGATCCTGACCGATGCCCAGGTCGACGCTCTGGTGAAGTCACGCACCGACTTGGTAACCCAGGCCAAGGCGCTTCACGACGCGGATTACACCGGCAAGTCGGCTGACGAGATCCGCAAGGCAGTGGTCGTCGCCAAGTTCGGCGATGCCGCCATTGCCGGCCAGCCGGACGCCTACGTCAAGGCTCGATTCGACATCATGGTCGAGGACGCCGCGAAGAACCCTTCGGGCGATCCATTCCGCCAGCACATGATCCAGCAGGACAGCAAGACCACCGGCGACGACGCCGAGAAGGCGCGCCTGCAGATGATCGCCGACATGCAAACCGCCCACCGCCCGGCCCAGGCCTAAGGAGAACCAGCGATGGCTACCTACCAAACCACTTACACCAATGCCCCGGCCAAGGGCCTGGTCGGCCAGATCGCCAGCGAAGAGAAATGCAACAAGATCTCCCGCACCGTCGAGAACGCTGAGGGCATCCGCTTTGGTGCCCCGGTCCAGCGCGGCTCGGGCGACCATGGCGTCGTGCCGTTCTCCGCTGGCGTGTTCATCGGCTTCGCGGTGCTGAACCCAGCCGTTCCGCCTGTTGCCCAGGGATCCCAGCTGGTCGACGGCTACCCGCAGTACTTCACCGGCGCCTTCATGACCATGGGCCCGATGAAGGTCCAGGCTGGCGGTGCTGTCGTGGACGGCGGCGAGGTGTTCTACAACCCGACCACCAACCGCTACGTCGCCGCAACCGGCGCTGGCATCGTCGGCCCGCTGCCTGATGTCGTGTTCGACACCTCCGGCGCAAACGGCGACATCGTCGAAATCTCCATGGGCCTGCGCCCAATCGCTTCCGCCTAAGGCCGAGGGAACTACCACATGAATCGCTTCGAAGACGCTCAGGCGGCGCTCCCGTTCGTTCTGGCCCAGGGCCGCAACATCGAGACCCGCGTCTACCAACGCCGCTACCCAGCCTTCAACTACGCCGCGCACGTGCCGGTCGTGACCGAAGGCCAGCCGTGGGCTATCGGCACCACCTTCTTCACCGTCGATACCGCGGGCGAGGCCAAGTTCCTCAGTGGCGCCGGTACCGACATGCCGTTCAACCAGGTTACCCGCGATCAAGCGTCGCACGACTTCGCCATGATCGGCTCCGGCTGGGAGTGGAACCTGGAAGAAATCAACCAGGCCGCCCTGTACGGCGTGAACCTGAACGACACCAAGGCCATGAGCGCTGCGGACAAGGTCGAGCGCCTGCTGAACGACATCGCGATGCGGGGCTCGACCGAGAAGAACTGGACCGGCCTGCTGAACAGCACCATCGTTGCCCGCGCCGACGCGGCAGCCAGCGGAACCGGCAGTTCGACCTTCTGGGCGAACAAGACCGTCGACCAGATCCTGGCTGACATCAACGGCGTGCTCAGCAGTGTGCGCACCAACACCGGTGAGGTGGAATGGGCGGACACCCTGCGCATGCCGCCAGACGCATTCCGCGACCTGGCCACCCGCCGCATGGGCGCCGGCGATGGGTTCATGACCCTGCTGGAGTTCATCCGCCGCAACAACATCTACACCGCCGAGACCGGCCAGCCTCTGGACATCCAGCCGCTGCGCGAGGCCCGCAACGCCTCCCAAGACGGCGGCGGTCGTCTGGTGGCTTACCGCAAGGACCCGGAGGTGGTTCGCTTCCACCTGCCGATGCCGCGCCGCGTGCTGGCCCCTCGTCAGAAGTCCATCATGGGCTTCGAGACTGGCCTGATCGCCCGCACCGGTGGTACCGAGATCCGCCTGCCAGGCGCTTTCGCGTACCTCGACGAAATCACCGCCCCGGCGGCCTAACAGGAGAACGTCATGAAAGTGACCAACAACTCGAAGGCCCCGCAGGGCGTGCATACCGGCGCTGGCGTGGTCTTCCTCACTCCGGGCGAATCCCGCGAAGTCGAGCTGACCGAGCAGGGCCACAAGTTGGCATCCCGCCTGGACTTCCTCAGGGTGTCCGGAGCGGCGCCGAAGCCTGCCGAGGGCGAGGAAGGCAAAGAGGCGCTGTTCGCCAAGCTGAAGGCGCTGGGCATCGAGGCTGGCAAGAACTCCAGCCTGAAGAGCCTGCAGGAGCGCCTGACCGAGGCTGAGGCGAAAGCCAAGGCCGAAGCCATCGCCACGCTCAAGGAAAAGGGCGTTGAAGTCGGTGACGACGTCACCCTGGAAGAGCTGCAGGCCGAGCTGGCCAAGCAACCGTAATAACCCCCGGGCGGTTCGCCGCCCACTTATTCGAGAGCGATGATGGCTGACTACTACGGTACCGTGGCTGGCGCTGACGCCTACCACCAGGCCCGTGGCAATGCCGCCTGGGCGGCTGCTACTGAGGCCGACAAGGAAGCGGCACTGGCGCGGGCATCAGCCTACATCGACGGCCTGGGCACCCAGCTGCCCACCACCGGCTGCGTCCTGTCTTTCCCGGGGCGTAAGGTTGGCGGGCGGGCCCAGGCTCTGCAATGGCCGCGAGACGGCGCTACAGACCGCAACGGCGACCCAATCGACGCTGGCTCGGTGCCGCGCGAGGTCGAGCAGGCTGCCTATGAAGGCGCCCTGCGTGAGCTGGTTAAGCCCGGTAGCCTGAATCCTGACTACGTGGCATCCAAAGCCGTGAAGCGTGCCAAGGTTGGGCCGCTGGAGACCGAGTTCTTCGGGCCTGAGGATGTCGACGGCCAGCCGAACAAGCCCGTCGTCGGCATCATCAACGACATCCTGGCGCCGATCATGGTGCTGCGGTGCCCGCTGCCGGCAGTGGTGGTCGTGTGAGCCAGGCAGAACTCATCCGTCAGATCGAGAGCATGGAGCCGGCCATGGCCAAGGCCTACCTGGAACAGATCCGGGTAACCTTAGACGCGGCCACCATCGCCGAGATCGAGCGCCTCATCGCGACGCGAGACGATCCAGCCTTGACCGATTTACTCACGGTTGGGGTCTTCGGCGTGCTGATGGAGTTGATCCGATCGGGCTACATGGCCGGCGCCAAGGCAGAGGCTGGCAGCGTACCGCGCAGCTTGGGCAAGCAAGAGCTTGATGTGAATGCCGAGGGTGCCCAGTCGTGGCTGGCGCAGCACATCGCCAACCTGAAGGCGCAGATGGCCATGGACCAGGTCGACGGCATCAGCGTTACGGTTTCCTCTGGCCTGCAGGCGGGAAGAAGCCCGAGGCAGATTGCCCTGGACCTGGCTGGCCGTGTGAGCAAGCAGACCGGAAGGCGCACAGGCGGCACTGTCGGCCTTCCGGGCAATTTCTCCCAGTACGTGGCCGATGCTCGCACCCAGTTGCGCAGTGGTGATCCTGAGCAGCTGCGCAAGTACCTTACCCGCACCCGCCGCGACAAACGCTTCGATGCCATGGTTATGCGGGCATTGAAGGCCGGCACGCCGGTCAACAGTGCTGATGCTGACCGCATTGCCGGGCGCTACGCCGACCGCTTGCTGCAGACCCATGCACAGATGATTGCACGGACCGAGGCGCTTGAATCCTTCAGCGCCGGCCGGGATCGAGTGTATGAGCAACTGGTAGAACGAGGGTTGCCGCGCGAAGCCATCATCAAGGACTGGGAAACCAGGCGTGACGAGAAGGTGCGTAACAGTCATGCCGGCATGCAGGGTCAAACCCGGGCGCTGGGCGAGCCGTTCAGCACCAACTCAGGCGCGCTTCTGCGCTATCCGGGCGACCGCGCTTTGGGCGCAGGCTGGGACGAAACAGCGAACTGCCGGTGCCAGGCCCGGTACACCATAAGGGCGAACTATGCGCGACGAGATGCAGGAAATCTTCGGGGAGCTATTCGATGACGTCTTCGCGGAGTCCGTCACAGCCTTCACAGGCGAGTACATGGGGCCAGGCGTGTTCGACCCGGTAACCGAGGAAACCACGGCGCAGCCGGTGATCTACGCAGGGCGCGGCGTGTTCCATGAGTACGATGAAAAGCGCGTGGACGGGCTGAACATCAAGTTTGGCGACATCCAGCTCATCGCACTGATCAACGAGGTGGCAGGCCGTCCTGACATCGGCCATCTGGTCGAGACAATCGGCAACGTCGGCATCCTCGGCATTCCAGCCAAGGGCTATCGAATCGTGCGTGTGGGCGGCGACCCTGCGGGCGTGCACCATGACCTGCAGTTGAGGAAGGCGTAATGGCCAGGCAGAGAGGATGGCGTGCCTGGAGCGTGCCGCCGTCGGCGTTCATCGGATTGGTGGAAGATGCCCTGGCCGAGCGGCATCGCTCGATCACCCTGGCAATGCTTGGGGAGATCGTTCTAAGGGCTCCTGTGGACACCGGGCGCTTCCTGGCGAACAACATCGTCAGCATCGGTTCGCCTGTCTACTACTCCCTCGACGCCTACGACAAGAGCGGGCGGGAGACGGTCGCGAAGGGCGAAAGCGTGCTGTCTGGGCTTGAGCCCTACACGATCACCTACATCCAGAACAACTTGGCATACGCCGGGGCGCTCGAGGACGGCCACTCACGGCAGGCGCCGGCGGGCATCTACGGCATCGCCTTCTATGGCGCGACACAGGCCTTCGACAAATGACCTTCGAACAGATCCGGGCCATCGTCACTGGCCGCATGACGCAGTGGGCGGGCATTCCCGCATCTGCTGTCGATTACCCGAATAACCCGCAGGGGCCGTTCGATCCGGCCGGCAAACCCATCTGGGCCAGGCTGGCGGACGTGCCAGGGCTTTCCAGTGCGCCCGAGACCGGCATCGGCCCATGCGTGCGCCGCACCGGCATCATCATGATTCAGCTGTTCGTGCCCAGCTACAAGGGCACCCTGGCAATCACCAAGGCCGCTGACACTCTCGTGCAGCACTTCGAGTTCTACAGCGACCCGACCGGGCCATTCGACTGTTACGCGGCATCGGCGAGCACCATCGGCGATGACGGCCACGGCTGGTATCAGGTCAACGTCAGCGTCCCATACCGGGCCTACTGAGCCCTCAACATCCACCGCCACATGGCGGTTTTTTTACGCCTATCGATAGGAGAAACCGCATGTCGAGCGGAGCCAAGGTCCAGCTGGCCTGGATCAAAGAAGTAACCCCCGGCGTGACCCCGGCCGGCGACTGGAACGTGCTGACCCGCATCAGCAACGGCCTGATGCCGACCTTCAACTCGGAAGAAAACAACGAAATCGGCTTCACCCGCATGTCGCAGGGCACCGCCCAGACCACTGTAGACGTCGGTGGCGATATCGAAACCAAGTGGCGGTACGGCGCGCTGGACGAATTCATGGCGTCCTGCTTCGGCAAGGCCTGGGCGGCTAACGTCCTGACCATGGGCGACGACCGGATCACCTTCTCTATCGCCTCTTACGCGACCGACATCGGCGTATCAGCCATCGCCCGCGGCGTGCAAGTCGCAACCATGAACTTCGATTTCCCAGGTGACAACGAAGTCACGGTCACCACGACCATGGCCGCTCGCTCCTGGGACGACAAGGGCGACAACACGTCGTTCATCCTCAACGCCCAGCCCGAGACCAGCCAGCGCCGCTTCAGCTTCAAGGACATCAGCGGCCTGAAGATTAACGGCGTCCAGGTGGGTGAAGACAGCGCCTGCGTCGACAGCTTCAATCTGCAGTTCGACAACGCGGTCCAGACACAGCGCTGCATCGGCAATGGCAACCCATACCCCGGCAACATCATCGCAACCACGTTCACCCCGTCCGGCGCGATCACGATCAGCTGGTCGAAGATGGCCTACGAACTGTGGAAGGCCCAGAAGGGTAACGACGCGATCAGCCTGGAATTCACCATCGGCAACGCCGACGGCGGGTATCGATTCCTGATCCCTGAGATGGAAGTGACCGCTGACTGGCCGGACGGTGGGTCCACCGACATCATCCAGGTGGAACTGAATTACACCGCCCGCCGTGTCGCCCCGACCATCACCCGCCTGCCGGCCCCGATCGTCGTGGCTGCCGTGGATGTCACCCCGGCCACCCTGAGCCTGGCTGTTGGCGCGACGGGCGACCTCGAAGTCGTGGTCACCCCGGCCGGTGCCAGCCAGCAGGTAACCTGGACCAGTTCCGACGCCACCAAGGCAAGCGTCAGTGCAACCGGCCTCGTCAAGGGCATCGCGGTTGGCTCGGCAACCATCACGGCTACCAGCAAGGCAGACGGCACCAAGACCGACACCTGCGCTGTCACCGTCACCGCATAACCCTTTGCCTGGCGCGCCCTGCGGTGTGCGTCGGGCCTTTTACCGCAGAGGAATACCATGGGCATCACCATTGCAAAGAAGCCTGAACTGGATATCAACGGCGAGCGCTGGGTGCACTTCAAGGTCGGCGCCAATGGCCTGGCAGTGAAGTGCGACAAGGGGCCGGACACTGCCTCGATTCTGGTCGCATCCATCGCCAATCCGATCTACAAGTCTCACCAGGCCGTGATCCGCCGGCACCTCGCCGCGCTGAACCAGCAGGCCGGGGTCGGCACTGCCGGCTTCACCATCGACTCCATCCCCGACGTCGAGCTCGAAACCGACGACGACCTGTTCATCGACCTAGCCGCCAAACACCTGATCAAGGACTGGCAGGGCATCGACGTCGAAGAGCGCCCGGGCGAGCCCGCCAAGTACACCCCGCAGCTGTGCAAGGCCCTGATCGAGCAGCTGCCCAGCATCTACTTCCTAGCCCTGCGCACCGCCCTGGACATCGCCAAGCGCATCGAGGAGCAGGCTCAGGCCACTGCGGAAAAGCAGTAGCGGCATATCGCTGGGGTAGGGACTGGGCCGGGCCGGAGAACGAGAAGAAGCGCTGGAAGCATGAGCGCCTCGGGCTGGGTGCCCAGGAGCCGCCGGAGATCGACGATGTGGTCGCCGAGATCCTCGAGGCGTACGGCCACATCGGCCGGTCCCGGCAGTACGTCGGCATGATCGGCGCCCCGGCCCCGATTGCGCCGGCCGCGATCACCGAATACCTCGACCGCTACCCCTCGGTGATATGCCGCGAAGAGTTCGACACCGCCATCTTCGCCCTGGATGACGAGTTCCGGAAGCGGTGGGATGAGCAGCAGGAGAAAGAGAGCGTTAAGCCCAGGACCAAGAAGTAGCTTCGTCAGCCTGGCGACCCGTTGGTCCGTGCAGCCCTGAAGTGCTAGCATCCAGCCATACGTTTATACAGGGATGACAATATGTTCGCAGTGAGATTCTTGGTTTTGGCATTTCTGGCTGCATACAGCATTGGGATGGGGACAGTGCCGGCCAATGAGCTGAATGCCTTTGGCAAGCTGGTCGTGTTTTCAGGCCTGATCACCGTTCCGCTGCTTTACATGCTTCCGACAATCGAAGCGAAGTTGCGCGGGCATACCAACATTGCCTCCATCGCGCTGGTTAACCTGTTCCTCGGCTGGTCGCTGATCGGGTGGGTGGTCGCACTGGTATGGGCTTTCAAGAAGCCAGAAGCAGCGCCGTCGGTAGTCGTTGCCGAAAAAGAGATGCCGGTAGAGAAGCCAGCCAAGGCGGCCACAAAAACCTGCCCGTTCTGTGCAGAAGATATCAAGGTGGAAGCCATCAAGTGCAAGCACTGCGGCAGCTCACTAGCGGTGAGCTAGCACCTAAAACATACAAGACCCGCCTCGGCGGGGGTTTTTTTGTCCGGAGAAAGGTATGACCCAGGAATCCCGCCTGGCGGTAACGATCGACTCGCGGGGCGCAAAGCGCAATGCGGACGACCTGACAACATCCCTTGAGCGCATGGAAAGAGCTGGCGACGCAGCGGCCACCGCGACAGATGGCGTGAGCAGCAGTCTTGATGATCAGCGGAAAGAGCTAGCCCAGTTGCTGGGCCAAATAAACCCAACGGTTGCCGCTCTTGGTCGTCTCGATGACATGCAGGAGAAGCTGGCGAAGCTGAAGAAGGCCGGAGTGGTCGAAAGTGACACGTTCGTCGAGTACACCCAGCGCATCAACACCATGCGAGAAGCCCTCGGCGAAACAACCACCAGCATGAACAAAGCTGGAATGTCGGCGAAGGCATACCAGGCTGCCTTACGCGGCGTTCCTGCTCAATTTACCGACATCGCGGTCAGTCTTCAGGGCGGGCAAGCACCACTCACGGTGTTCCTGCAGCAGGGTGGCCAGCTGAAGGACATGTTCGGAGGCATTCTTCCGGCAGCCAAGGCACTTGGTGGTTACGTACTTGGCCTAGTGAACCCGTTCACAGTGGCGGCCGCAGCAGCCGGCACGCTGGCTCTGGCCTATTACAAGGGATCCGAGGAGTCGGATCGCCTGACTGATGCGATTATCAGGAACGGGAACGCAGCCGGTACCAGCTACAGCGAACTTGCCAACCTGGCCGAGCAGGTGGCTGATACCGGCACTACGGTGGGGGCTGCATCTAAGGTTCTTGAGCAGCTTGCAGGGGCCGGCAACGCTATTACCCCGATGTATGCGCAGATCACCAAGGCGTCACTGGCCTGGTCGAAGCAGACCGGAGAAGACGTTACCAAGGTAGTGCAGTCATTCAACGAGATTGCGAAAGGCCCCGTAGAGGCGGTGAAGAAGCTCGACGCTGAGCTCAACTTCCTGACTGCCAGCCAGTACGCGAACATCATCTCTCTGGAAAAGCAGGGGAAAACAATCGATGCCGCCAGGGCGGCTACCGATCTTTATGCCACTGCATTGAGCTCCAGGTCGGCAGAGATGGAAAGCAATCTCGGCTCTCTTGAGTCCGCCTGGCAATCCCTGGGCAGTTTCGCCAAGAAAGCCTGGGATGCAATGCTAGATGTTGGGCGGAAAACCACTCCAGAGCAGGAACTGGCCGAGGTTTACAGCCAGATCGCTGACGCGCGCAAATCCATAAGCAAGTATGGGTCTGCAGCTAGTAGTCTCATGGGCGTAAACCCAGATAGCCTCAAGGCGTTAGAAAAGCGTGCCACCGAACTTCAGGGAAAGATTGCAGAAGAAGGCTGGAAAGCCTGGGAGGGCACGACCAATCGAGTCGTTCAGGACGCCGGCAAAAAAGGCGTGGACCTTATCAACTCGACCTTCACGGCTGCGCAAACTCAGACCCAGAAGCTGCAGAAGCAGCTGGTTGATCTCGATAAGGCCCGCACTGACGCCATGGCGTCAGGTGGCTTCACCGCCGAGCAAGAAACCAAGTACGCCACGGCCCGCAAGAACATCGAGCAGGAAATCGCGGACATCAAGACCCGCGAGGCGAAGAAGAACGCACCTAAGAACGTCAACCGCGGCGTGGCCGAGGCGGAAAACACCTTCGCTCGTCTGTATGGCCAGTACGACCCAGCGGCTCAGGCCGCCCGGGCGCTGACCAAAGAGCAGACCCAGCTCGATCTGGCGCTGAGCAAGGGCAAGATCACCCAGGAGGAATACAGCAAGGCGCTGGCCCAGTCTTCAATCAACTACGCGGCGGCACTGAAGGGTGCACAAGGCCTGACCGCCGTCGAGCAGTACCGTGCCCAGCTGCAGCGCCAGTTGGTGAACGAGCAGGCTCAGTACCAGCTTGACGCTGCGAGCGTCGGCATGGGTGACCTGCAGACCTCGCGCATGCAGCAGCGGCTGAACTTGGAGATGCAGACCAACGACCGCTTGCTGCAGCTGCAGACCGAACTGGCCAACGCCACGGACGAGAAGCAGCGCCAGGCGCTCCAAGGCCAGATCGATGCCATCAACGAGTTCCTGCCACAGCAGCTTGCAGCCATGCAGGCCGGCTGGGCGCAGATGGACCAGGCCATGCTCAACCCTATCAACGGGTGGACCGCAGCGGTACAGAACTTCGGCAACCAGGCGCGCGACATCGCCGGGCAGACCCAGTCGATCTTCTCCAGCGCGTTCAACAACATCTCGACCGATATCACCGACGCGATCATGAACGGGCAGCTGTCCTTCAGCACGCTGGGCGACATTGCCAGCAACGTGGTGCGCGAAATCATCACTGGCTTCGTGCGGATGGGCGTGCAGATGGCGCTCAATGCGGCGCTGAACGCCACCCTGGGCACGGCGGCGGCAGGCCAGAGCATGATCCTGGCCGGTACCACGGCCACGGCCTGGGCACCTGCTGCGGCAATGGCATCCCTGGCAACCCTGGGCGCCAACTCGGTTCCGGCGGCCGCAGCACTGACCTCGACCACAGCCTTGGCCACCAGCCTGGCTGTGATTCCCGGCTTCGCCACCGGCGGCTACGTGTCCGGCGCCGGTACCGGCACCTCCGACAGCATCATGGCCCGCCTGAGCGATGGCGAGTTCGTGGTGAATGCCGCGGCGACCAAGCGCAACCGAGCGCTGCTGGAGACGATCAACTCGAATGAGCGGGTGTCGGTGGCTGGTGGATCTGGGTCGGTTGTCGCTACGCAAGCTGGATCGTCCGGAGCGTCCGGGATTCAGCAGAACATCAACATCTACAACCAAAACGGCAGCCAAGTCGATACCAGAAGACAGCCAAATGGTGATATCGACGTGATCATCAAGGCGGCCGTCAAAGGCGCTGTAGAAGAG